CCAGATCGAGCAGTTCAACCCGGACGCGGAGAGCGGTGGCCTGCAGCACGACGACTTCATCGACACCGTGGCCATGAGCATGTTCGTGGTCAGGGGCCGCCTGGACCGCCAGGTGGCGCACGACGGGCCCGCAGCCCTGGATTTCGACCAGATGCTTGCGGACGGCAGCATCCACGACCAGCTGGTGGGGGGCATGCGCAACGCGGAAGCGATGCCTTTCGGCTCGGTGGGGGTGGACAGCATTATCAACAGCATGGAGAGAAATGACAATGCCTCACGAGGAACGCGCGTCTAATCCGCTGTACGTCACCATTCCGTTCGTATACTTCCAAATGCTTGCCCAGGCTTATTATGGGCAGCAGGTTGCGGACGGGATGACTGCGATGCCCTCGACCCAGAAGGTGCCGCAGCCTGATCCCACACCCGCGTCGTCGTTCAACCTCAAGGGCGTGGAGCTCTTCGAGGAGATGCCGCCCGGCTGGAAGTCCCTGAGGAAGCGAAAGACAGATGGCAACTGAGGCATACCCGCTACCGAAGGACAAGCACCAACTCGGTCAGATCATCGACCAGCACGTCGAGCGTGAGCTGACGAAGATCACCTATCGCCGGACGCTGTGGATCCTGGCGTGGTACTACCTGAACGGGTTCCGGCGTTTCGACGTCTTCGATCCGCGCACGAGCCGCGTGGTGCCGTACTACCTCGATGAAGACGGCAACATGGAGTTCCAGTCCACGGAGCTCATGTCGATCATCGACAAGACCACGGCCCGGCTGAACACGATGGACCTGCGTCCCCGTGCGCTTCGGCAGGGGTTCAGCCTCGCGGGCATCCGGGAGCGGAGCGTGGCGCAGCTGGTGGCGGATGCGGTCGTGAGCGACCAGCAGCTGGAGAAGGTCAAGCGGGACTTCAACTACCTGTTCGCGCTGCTCGGCAGTGCCGGCGTGACGGGGCACATGGTCGATCACCCCACCATCGGGTTGACCGCGGACCTGGAGGTCATCCACCCCAAGGAGCTGCTGCCGTTCCCCAGCCTGGGCCAGGACCACACGAAGGCGCGCGGGATCATCCGCCAGCGAGTCGTGCCCATGGAGTTCCTGCGCGAGCGGTTCGGCAACGCGACCATCGAGAAGAACAAGGAGAAGATGGACGCGTGGAGCTGGGAGTACGGGCATGACATGGAAGAGCCGGCGGATGCGCCCGGCAACGGCTATGTCCTGAACTCCGCGAGCAGCGGTGCGCTCAACGGCATTCCCGGCAAGAACGAGATCGAGGTCGTGAAGGTGCGCGAGCTGTGGCTCGACGGGCCGCGCGGCACGGTGGGGCGGTACGTGGTGTCCAGCGGCAACGTGGTGCTGGATGACCGGGACCTGAGCGACGTGGAGACGTATTGCCCGATTGGCATGGCCCGGTTCATGGACAACGGCACGTTCCACGGGGCGGGCCTGTTCGACCTCATGTTCGGAATCGTGCGCGAGATGGAACGGCTCCTCAAGAGCCTGTTCAACAACATCCGTGACATCGACAAGTACGGCGTGCTGGTCATGCCGCAGGGCACCATCAACGAGCGCGCCGTCATGCGCGACATCGGCAAGGGCCTGCGTTACCTGAGCTACAGCAAGGACGCGATCCTGGGCGATGACTTCAAGCCCATGGTCATCACGCCGCACAACGCGGGTGACGTGCCGGGCAAGGTCGCGCAGTTTGCGAAGAGCATCGTCGACAGCCTGAGCCCGGTGCAGGACCTGCTGCAGGAGAAGGGCCGCGTGGACAGCGCGAGCGGCCTGCAGTTCCTCGACGAGCAGATCTCGAAGGCGATGACGAACCCCACCAGCGGTGTGCAGGCTGCGTTCGGCGGCATGTACAAGAGCCTGGTGCAGAAGGCGAGCAGGGAGATGCTGGTGAGCGACCGAGCCCTGCCGGTCAACAAGCTGACGCTCGAGCTCGCGGGTGCGGTGATCGACCCCGAGGAGGGCACGGTCAACTTCAAGAAGAACCCGATCCCGAACTTCAGCCAGATCAGCTTCACCGTCCGGGACACGAGCCCCAAGAGCGAGGTCGTGCGGAAGCAGGAGGCGATGGGCCTGCTGCAGGCGGGCGTGACGGACCCCGAAGGCCTGAAGCTGTTCGCGCTGAAGGAAGGCCTCGACTTCGCGATGTGGATGGACGAGGAGAAGAGCGCGTACGAGAGCATCATCCGCAACATCCTGCTGCTGTACGGCGACGGGCAGCAGAGCCAGCAGATCGTGCTCACCCCGCACACCGCACGACCGGACATGCAGCTCAGGGTGCTGAGCGCATTCATGTCCAACCCGATCATGTCCCTGTCGAGTCCTGGCGTGCAGGACGCGTTCAAGGCATACCGTGAGTCCCTGATCTCGTTCATGGGACAGTCCCTACCCGCGATGGTCCCGAACCCCGACGACGTCGCCCTCGTCAACCCCCAGATGGCTGGTGGGGCGGTGGCAGGTCGGATCGGTCCCGGAGCACAACCCCCTCAAGGAGTAGCAAATGGCTGACGATCAGAACACCGAAGCGCAGGACGATGGCATCGACATGGAGACGGAGCTGGAGCTGGAGGACGGCACGGTCATCAAGGTCGGCGACCTGCTGGCGCAGGCGAACCGCGCCAAGGAGATGGAGCAGCAGGTCCAGGGCCTGCAGAAGTTCCGGGAGAACGCGACCAAGCTGATGCGTGGCGAGAGCCCGGACGTCCAGGCGGCGTACGAGGTGCTGCGTGGGGCGGGGTTCAGCGACGAAGAGGCCCGGAAGTACGCGCAGGAGTACGTGGACGAGGAGGGTGGAGACCAGGAGGCTGACGTGAGCGAGGAAACGCAGATCGAGCAAATGCTGAAGAAGACCACGCGGGCTGCGGAGGAGCGTGCGGAGGCTGCGCTGAAGCAGACCAACGAGCTTCGCCTGCGCCTGCTCAAGGAGCAGATGGACAAGAACGTGGTTTCCGCCATTGACGGGAACCCGGAGATCGTTAAGATGTTGGAAACGCTCGACAAGACCCGTGGCCGCGAGCATGCGGCGGGTGCCTGGCGAGCTCTGCAGGAGCAGGTCCGCGAGGCCACCCTCCGCAACCTCTACTCCCGGCGTGATGCCGAGGGCGGAAGGTTCAGCGAGGACTGGGTCGCGGACGAAGCCGCGAAGGCGGCGAAGGCTGTTGCAGGAAATTATCGCACGGTCATCGGCGACATTGACGGCCTCGGCCGGTCGCCGGAAACAGAGGGCGAGCTCGAGTTCCTGAAGTCCAAGCCTGAGGTCAAGCCCCCCGAATTCCAGAAGGGCATGGACCGAGGCGCGGTCGACAAGAGCGTTCGAGAGTTCAACGTGGACGCGCTTTCCCGCATGGCAGCCGACGCTGCGGCTGGTGGGGAAACGAAGGTCTGAACTAACGCACTCAAACCGGTCTGAGACCGGAGACAACTACCGTGGCATTTGCACCCCTTAACTCTCTCTTCAATGCGCAGAGCACGCGCATTCAGGAGATCCTCAACAAGAACATCGAGGTGTTCCTTCCGGCCCTCGACCCGGCGTGGCGGGACACCACGGTCAGCAGCCAGGGCGTCGGTCAGTCCAACCTGATCGGTCGTGACATGAAGATCCTCAAGATCTACATGGGCTCGATGGCTGGCGTGCTGGAGATGGCCGACACCCGCAGCAACTTCGTGCTGTACGGTGACGACACCGTGCTGAACGTCGCGGACAAGATGCAGACCCAGGGCCTGACGAACACTTGGCCGGACGCCACCGAAGGCGCGATGGCCAAGCCGTACCGCCTGGGCATCGGCATGAAGGCCATGGTGTCCAACCTGCTCGTCACCCTGGGTGAGATGCAGGCCGAGGCCACCCCGGCGTTCATCGGCGAGATCCTTGCGCCCAAGCTCGAGGGTCACGCTCGCCTGATCGCGCACACGCTCTGCAACTACTGGTACATCAGCGACAACACGTGGTACTCGCTGGGCACCATCACGAGCAAGAGCACTTCGTTCAGCACGAACACCACCGCTTCCTTCACCCCCGGCGAAGGCAACATCGACCGTTACGCGGTCGGTCAGCGCGTGGACATCTACGAGGGCAGCGCCGGTACCACCGGTGCTACCCGTCGCAACGACGATGGCACCGGCAAGCGCGTGAACGCGTTCGTGACCAAGGTGGACGAGGTCAAGAACCTCGTGACCATCACGGTCATCGGCCTGAACTGCCACAACAACGCCACCTCGGCCCGCAACATCGCGAACACCGACATTGTCGTGTTCGCGAACGGCGCGGTCGCTGGTAGCCGTGGTTACGGCATCGCGGGCATTAACAGCTGGCTGAAGAAGACCGGCAATCTGCTGGGCAACGACGCTGATGGTTCGTCTGACAACCAGATCAACGTCGACACGCACCCCGAGTTCAAGTCGTTCTTCAAGTCGTCGGTCGGCACCCTGACCGAGCACAAGATGCGTCAGTACCTCCGCGGCTTCCACCGTGCGAAGGAGAAGTACGGCCAGTACATCGACTGCCTGATCGCCAGCGACGGCGTGTGGCTGAACTACGAGAGCCAGAAGATCGGCCAGTACAACCTGGACCGCACCGGCAAGCTCTCGTCGCTCACCAACGAGGGCAGCCAGGAGGGCTTCAAGTTCACCTTCGACGGCCGCACTTACACGGGTTACACCTCGAACTACATCGAGAACGGCACCGTGTACGGCCTCCGCAAGGGCGGCGCGAACTGGAAGAAGTACGTTCCGCCGTCGCCGAAGGGCACCCAGAAGTTCGACAAGGCCGAGGCCTTCATCCCCTTCGAGTTCGTGGCCCCGGCTCTCGGGTACTCCACGATCAAGGTGCCGATCACCCGCGTGACGGGTACCGGCAGCGGCAACAGCCTCCTGACCGAAGGCGCTCAGATGCCGGGCATGCTGCGCATGCAGCTTGTCCCGGATCAGCCTGCGGGCATGAAGCTTGAAGGCGTGACCTTCGACAAGCAGTACGGCGAGTAATCGCCCTCTGCCTGAAGCAAGGCAAAAAGGGGTGTGTCCTTCGGGGCACACCCCTTTCCCATTGCTAAAATGCGGGCATGGCAATCCGCATCGTCAATCCGCCTGAGGCCCCCACCAAGCCTGCGCCGAAGCAGGGCGGCAAGTGCGGTTGCATTGGCAAGCTGATGGGTGCGCAGCAGTCACTGCGCATGCAGCATTGGCTCACGGTCAGTCACGCTGAACACACTGCGCTCGGCTCCGCTTACGAAGGGCTTGACGGACTGATCGACGGATTCGTCGAGGTCGCCATCGGCGCGAAGGGGCGCGGCATCCTGTCCGGCATCACGAGCCTTGAGGTTGGTGGGGACGCCCAGCGCATCCTGTCCACCCTTGAGTCGGTGCTGCGGAACGAGATCCCGTCCGACATCGGCGAGAACGAGACCGCCCTCATGAACATCCTGGACGAAATGCTCGCCCTGGTGCAGAAGACCCGTTACCTCCTGACCCAGAAGTAACCATGGCGAAGAAGCGTTTTGATTTCAAGGCAAAGCACAAGAACCCGGCTGGTGGGCTCAGTGAGCTCGGCCGGAAGGCGTACAACCGCGCTACGGGCGGCAACCTCAAGCGTCCGCAACCCGAGGGTGGGTCGAGACGAAACTCGTTCTGCGCCCGTATGCGCGGCATGAAGAAGAAGCTGACGAGCAGCAAGACGGCGAACGATCCTAACTCTCGCATCAACAAGAGCCTTCGGGCATGGAACTGCTAATGGCAAAGAAGATCAAGGTCAAGGGCTGCAAGAGCTGCGGCAAGAGCATGTGCAACTGCAAGGGAGGCTGCAAGTGAACATCCTGCAGAACATGAAGCGCAACATGAAGCGTCGCATGAAGGTCAAGCCCAAGGGCATGACCGGAACCCGTGCGGCGAAGCGCATGAAGATCAAGGGATTCAAGGCTCCCAAGTTCGGCGGGATGAAGGGCTACTGAACCACCTGAGGGG